CGGGGGTCATCGTGGTCATCGATGGTGGCCATGGTGCGTGGCCATCAGGTCAGGACATCACGGCAGGTGTCACTGGCAGGATCGCCGTACAGCGCAGGAGAGGGCCGTACAGCGCCATGTGTGGCTGTCGGCTACCTCACCACCAGAAACGCAGGGATGGGCCTCTACCGGGCCTCTCCGGGCCGCTGAGGGGGTGCCGTCATCGATGGGGAGGCAGGGTCCGACCCCCACCTACCCCCCACCCACCGTTTCACGCAGCCCGCTGGCCACGAGCCATACATAGTACTCCACTCATCCGAATACCCTCTAGGTTCATATACCCCCCCCACCACTTACATTTCCATAATTGAATATGATTCGTAGAGTTCTAGGTCTTTTTCGTAGAGTGCCATAACGTCTCTATAGGCCGGGAGTACTTCTACATCGGATTTCGAAACCCACTTGTTGCTCTTGTTTGCGTGCGGGATTGGGTCTGTGTATCCGAGGAAGTCTGCTGCCTCTTGGAGCTTTGGGAACGTGAAGAGCTTGACGGGATGGTGTGTGTCTAGGAACAGGTACTGTGGCTTGAACACGAAGTAGTGGACGAGGTGTGTTTTACGTTCGTATCCTTTGACGGCACCTTGCAGGATATCACCTGCTGCCTTGAGGATGGCTGGCCTGTCATCTGGATGAAGGTTGAGGTTGGACAGCAGATGGTTCACGGCACTCACCAGCCTGTCTTCTGGGTGCCGGATTATAGCCATGACGAGATCGAACTCTTTGCCGTCATTTCTGGCAATGGCTTCTGAGACGGTATGATGCCCGTTCAGGGAAGTTCCATTGAACTTCTTGTCTAGGATCACCTGCATCGTTGATGACCCTGCCTTTGGTATCTCTACCACGAACCAGTTCTTCTCACAGATCAGCATGCTCAAACCTCGAAAGTGCCAGAGTAGTATTATATATATATATACTACCCCCTTTAGGGGGTAGGTGTAGTATGGTTGAGTTAGGTTATATATAATATATATACTATTCGCGCAGGCGCGCGCGCGGGGGTAGAACAACCACCTTTTCTGACTGGCACATTGGTGCTATAGTTCGGCAAGTTTGCTTGGAGGCACATCATGGGTGCAGGAAACTACGGCGGTCAGGGTGGCGGGATGCCCGCTTACCAGCAGATGTCTTCGTATCCTCAGGGTCCGTCTGGCAAGGGTGGCTCTTCGTCCTATGGTAAGCCTCCTCAGCGCATGGCACCTCCCGGCCCTTTCGGCAGCGGCAAGGGTGGCGGTCGCTCTGGCATGCAAGATTTCTACAACCGTCCACAGCCATTTCCGGGCATGCAGCCCGCCCAGCAACCCATGTCTCCTCCGGAAGTGGATCAGGCTCCGGCAGACCCATTTGCAGGCAACACTGAATATCAGGCTTTGATGGACTACCAGAAATCCCTTGGTCCAACTGAAGAGCAGCAGACGCGCCTCAAGGAGCTGCAATCTGCCTTTGAGGGCAGTGGTGCCTTTAAGGACTACCGCATCCAGCAGCTGGAGAGACAACAGCAAGAAATGGAGCGCATGGCGCAGATGATGCAGCGCCGCAATCCCTACGGGATGGGTGGCATTGGCGGATTCCGTGGCCAGTATGGGCCTCAGGTTCAGCGTGAGTTTGGCGGCTTTTCGCCATTCCCAGAGCAGTATATGCCGCAGCCAATGTACAACCCAATGTACGAACAGATGTACAAAAAGGGTGGCAAGGTATCTTGATAAGTCATGGGTAAGCATGACTCAATCCTGCAGAAAATTTCTGGCCTGTCTCCTGCTGAGCAGGTTGAAATTCTAAAGGAGCTAGAGGCCCTAGAGGCAGCTCGCTCCAAGGAATCTGCCAAGGACAAGTTTCTTCCCTTTGTAAATCTCATGTGGCCTAGCTTCATTGCTGGCAGGCACCATGCAATCATGGCGGATGCCTTTGAGCGCGTGGCACAGGGAAAGCTCAAGCGCTTGATCATCAACATGCCGCCTCGACACACCAAGTCGGAGTTTGCGTCATACCTGTTTCCGGCTTGGTATCTTGGGAAGTTCCCAGAAAAAAAGATCATTCAGACGGCACACACAGCAGAACTTGCAGTGGGCTTTGGCCGTAAGGTTCGTAACCTCATTCAAGGCGATGATTTCCAGAGTGTCTTCAAGGGCATTGAGCTGTCCTCTGACAGCAAAGCCGCTGGACGCTGGAACACCAACAAGCGCGGAGACTACTTCGCTATCGGTGTCGGTGGTGCCGTCACAGGTAAGGGTGCCGATGTTCTCATCATCGATGACCCGCACTCAGAACAGGACGCACAACAGGGGCAGTTTAACCCTGAAGTTTATGACAAGGTCTACGAGTGGTACACCTCTGGTCCGCGTCAGCGTCTGCAGCCCGGTGGTGCCATCATCGTGGTGATGACGCGCTGGTCCAAGCGAGACCTGACGGGCCAGATTGTCAAACGCTCCACAGAGCGCGAAGGCACGGATGAATGGGAAGTCATTGAGTTTCCGGCACTCATGCCGTCTGGAGTGCCGCTGTGGCCAGAGTTCTGGAAGCAGGAAGAACTAGAGGCCATCAAGGCCGAAATCCCCACCTCCAAGTGGAATGCGCAGTATCAGCAAAATCCAACTTCGGAGGAAGGCGCTCTCATTAAACGCGAGTGGTGGAATGAGTGGGACTCACCTGAGCCTCCACACTGCCAAGCCATCCTGCAGTCTTGGGACACGGCCTTCCTGAAGACACAGCGTTCGGACTATAGCGCCTGCACAACATGGGGTGTGTTTTACCATCAGGACATTAATGATGGCAAAACGCCAAATCTTATCCTGCTGGATGCGTACAAGGAAAAGCTTGAGTTCCCAGAGCTAAAGCAAATAGCCTACGACAAGTACTGGGAGTACGAACCAGACCAGCTCGTTGTCGAAAAAAAAGCATCAGGCGCTCCGCTGATCTTCGAGCTTCGCGCCATGGGACTTCCAGTTACAGAGTTCACACCGTCGCGAGGATCAGATAAGATAGCCCGTGTGAATGCCATTACTGACCTGTTTGCCAGTGGTGTTGTCTGGTATCCACCTACCAAATGGGCCGATGATGTCATTGAGGAGTGTGCGTCTTTTCCATCTGGTGACCACGATGACTATGTTGACTCTGTGAGCCAAGCCCTGATTAGGTTCAGACAAGGCGGCTGGATCAGGTCAAGCAGTGATGACTGGGACGATGAAAAGCCGTATCGTAGGCCAGTGGAATTTTATTGATCCATCTGATATGGTTCAATTGAACTTTATGGGGAAGCGTGATGCCGATCACAAAGCCAATGGAACCCTTCGACCCTGAAGAGGTCATGGACGCCGATGACGATGCGTCCGAGATCGTGGTCGAAATTGCCAATCCTGATGCTGTTTCAGTCAGCACAGAGGAGGGCGGTATTGTCATTGATTTCGACGGCGAACTGTCTGAAGACCTTATGGGTCCAGACCACGAAAGCAACCTCGCGGAGTTTATGGACGAGCAAGACCTGCAGATTCTTGCCTCTGATCTCGTCAGCGATTTCATAGCAGACCGCGAATCCCGCAAAGAATGGGCGCGAGCCTATGTTAAGGGTCTGGACCTTCTTGGCCTGAAAATCGAAGAGCGGCAGCAGCCATGGGCTGGCGCATCTGGCGTTTTTCATCCTCTTCTAACCGAAGCAATTGTCCGGTTTCAAGCGCAGGCGATGAGCGAGATGTTCCCGTCGTCCGGCCCTGTTCGTACAAAAATTGTTGGGAAACTGACAACGGACAAGTACAAGCAGTCTCAGCGCGTAGAGAGCGAACTCAACTATCTTCTCACCGAAGAGATGACGGAGTATCGCGACGAAACAGAGCAGATGTTGTTCAAGCTTCCCCTTGCTGGCTCCGCCTTCAAGAAGGTTTACTATGATCCCATCCGTGAACGCCCTGCCGCCATGTTCGTACCTGCGGAGGACTTTGTTGTCGCATACGGCGCACCTGATCTTGAGACATGCCCGCGCTATACGCACGTCATGAAGAAGACCAGCAATGAAATTGCAGAGCTGCAATTCAATGGCTTCTATCGTGAAATCGATCTCCCGGCACCATCACCTGACCGCACCGACATTCAAGAAAAATACGACGACCTTGATGGCGAATCAGCCATCCTCGAAGATGACGACCGTCACACCATCTTGGAGGTTCATGCTGATCTGGACCTCCCCGGCGATCTAGCCGACGAAGATGGCCTTGCACGCCCGTATGTGGTGACCATCGACAAGTCATCGCGTGAGATTCTTGCCATTCGCCGCAACTGGTATTCGGATGACTTGAAGAAGCGCAAGCGCCTGCACTTCGTCCACTACCGCTACCTTCCCGGCCTTGGGTTCTACGGCACTGGCTTGATCCATCTGATTGGTGGGCTGGCAAAATCAGCAACCTCCATCCTGCGTCAGCTCATTGATGCAGGCACTCTGTCTAACCTACCAGCGGGCCTCAAGGCTCGCGGCATGCGCATCAAGGGCGACGACTCGCCGCTGATGCCGGGTGAGTTTAGGGACGTTGATGTCCCCGGCGGCGCAATCCGCGACTCCATCACCTTCATCCCGTACAAAGAACCATCTGGTGTTTTGTACCAGCTTCTTGGGAACATCGTTGAAGAGGGCCGTCGCATTGGCTCAGTGGCCGACATTCAAGTTGGCGACATCAATGCACAGGCACCTGTAGGCTCCACCCTCGCTCTCATGGAGCGATCCATGAAGGTTATGTCGGGTGTGCAGGCTCGACTTCATGCGGCCATGAAGCGTGAGCTTCGGCTCATTGCACAAGTCGTCCATGACTACATGCCAGCAGAATACGCCTATGAGATGGATGGCGAGTACAACCGCATAGAAGATTTTGATGGCCGTGTAGATGTTATCCCCGTGTCTGACCCCAATGCTGCGACGATGGCTCAGCGCATCATGCAGTACCAAGCTGCCCTCCAGCTCGCACAGCAGGCACCACAGCTGTACGATATGGGCAAACTGCACCGTCAGATGCTAGAGGTTCTGGGCATTCAAGATGCCAGCGACATCATCAAGCTGCCTGACGAGATCAAACCCAAAGACCCCGTCACTGAAAACATGGCCATGCTGAAGCAAGAGCCTGTAAAGGCCTTCGCATATCAAGACCATCAGGCGCACATTCAAACGCACATGGCCGCAATGCAAGACCCCAAGATTCAGGAGCTTATTGGTCAGTCTCCCTTTGCGTCTGCAATCCAGTCTGCGATGTCGGCACACATTACCGAACACGTCGCCATGGAATACCGCAAGAATATCCAGCTCAAGCTTGGCGTCGAGCTTCCTGATCCGGATTCCGTGCTGCCAGAAGATGTGGAGTTTGAGCTGTCTAAGCTGGTGGCAGAAGCTGCACAAAAGATTACGCAGCAGAACCAGCAAGAAGCCCAGCAGGCAGAGGCTCAAAAGCAGGCAGAAGACCCGCTGACCCAGATTCAGCAGCGTGAGCTTGCCATTAAGGAGCAAGAGCTTCAGCACAAGATGCAGATGGATCAGCAGAAGCTTGATCTTGAGCGCCTTCGGGTTGAAAGCAATACGGACATGCAGGAGATGCGGATCAAGTCCGAAGACAAACGGGCTGGCGCTCAGATTGGTGCGCGTCTTGCCGTTGAGTTGGACAAGTCTCAGCGTGAGCAGAAGATGGAAGGTGCGAGACTTGGGCTTGAGATTGCCAAAGACCTCAACCTTGACGAACGCGAATACAACAAGGGAGCTTGATTTTGCGGAATGACATGGAACTTGATGTGTTCTCTATCTTTGAGCGGCGCATCAAGGAGTACAAAAGTTCTATTGAACAATACTTGGCTGCAGGTGGGGCATCGACCCCCGAAATCTACTGGAAGAATGTAGGTAAGTACGAGGCATTATCCGGCATTGAGGAGGATTTGCGGGATATTGAGAAGAGATATGTTGAATCGTAGAACTTTTTGACATAAAGTCCCCGTATCGCGGATGGTCCGTGCAAGGCGCTGTGAGCCTTAATCACTGCAGAAGGTAGAATATGGTCGCTATAGTCAACGTCTCAGACGAAAAACTAGTCGATGAAGCTCTTCAGGCAAAGCTTCCAGAACCAACTGGATACAGAATCCTGATCGCCCTCCCAGAAATCAGCGAAAAAACTGCAGGCGGCGTATATATGCCCGACAACCTTCGATCCGCAGAGGAAACTGCGTCGATTCTTGGGTTTGTCGTGAAGCTTGGCCCTGCCGCATATGGTGACGCAAGCCGCTTTCCAGATGGTCCTTGGTGCAAAGAAGGGGACTTTGTCCTTTTCCGGTCTTATTCCGGCACAAGATTCAAGGTCCATGGCAAGGAGTTTCGCATCATTAACGATGACACCGTTGAGGGTGTGGTCAATGATCCAAGGGGGTATACACGAGCATGATGCAAGAAGCATTACAGCATGAAGATGATGATGATTTTGACGTTTCTGTCGAGATTGTCGATGACACGCCGGAAAAAGATCGTGGCAAGCCTCGCCGTGCCGATGGTGTAGAGCCGCAGATTCCGGAAGATGACGAGATCGCCCAGTACAGCGACAACGTCCAGAAGCGCATCAAGCAATTGCGCTATGAATATCATGAAGAGCGCAGGGCAAAGGAAGAAGCATCTCGCGCTCGTGAAGAGGCAATCAAGTACGCAGAGGCGGTTCACCGCGAGAACCAGCGCCTTATGAAGACCCTTGAAGAGGGCGAGGGCGTTCTTGTTCAGCAGGCGAAGGGTCGCCTCCAAGCGGAGATCGATAAGGCTAAGCGGGCGTACAAGGAGGCCTACGAAAGCGGGGACAGTGATGCGCTGATTGCGGCACAAGAAACCCTTACGTCCCTACAGAACGAAAAGTATCGGTACGACAACTACAAGCCAGTACAGCGTCAACCACAACCACAGCCTCAGGCTGCTCAGCCTGTTCAGCCTAAGCCTCGGCCTAAGACGCCTGATCCTGAAGCTTTGGACTGGGCCGAAAACAACAAGTGGTTTGGCTCCAACGAAGAGATGACTGGCTATGCCTTTGGTGTCCACGAACGCATTGTAAAAGCGGGCGTTGATCCGAAGTCAAAAGCGTACTATGATCAGATTGACGCGGCGATGCGGAGACGCTTCCCCGAAGAGTTTGGCGGCGGCACAGTGGAGGTCAACACACAGCCAGTCCGTCAGTCAGGTAACGTGGTAGCGCCTGCGAGCAGAAGCTCTAAAAAGCCACGCACTGTGACGTTGACCCCGTCTGCGGCTGCAATCGCCAAGCGCCTCGGACTGTCGAATGAACAATATGCGGCGCAATTGCTGAAGGATAGCAAAAATGTCTAACACGAGAACGCCACGCAACCTTGAGACTCGTGAACAAGGTGAGCGTCGGAAGGGCTGGACTAGACCATCAATGTTGCCTACCCCCGAACCTCGCGACGGAATCAAGTTCCGTTGGATTCGCACAGCACTACTGGGTAACAGCGACAATCCGAATGTGTCGTCTCGCTTCCGCGAAGGGTACACTCCCGTGAGGGCTATTGATTATCCGGAGCTTCATGTCGTGTCCGATATCGACTCCCGATTCAAGGACAACATCGAAGTCGGTGGGCTGATGCTTTGCAGCATTCCCGCAGAAATCGCGCAAGACCGTATTGATGGGCAACTTGCTCAAGCTGAAAATCAGATTGACGCAGTTGACCGGAACTACATGCGTGAAAACGATCCGCGTATGCCTGTGCTTCGGCCAGAACGCGCTACCCGCACCTCGTTTGGCAAGTAATCGGAAGTTCAACTGAACTTTTTGGGAGCTTGCTTATGGAAACCTGTAGATAGAAGGAGAAGGCAAATGTCTTCTAATGCTGCTCCCTTCGGTCTGCGCCCGATTGGTCGTCTGGACAACGGTTCGCTAGAAGTGTTCCGCCAGTACCCCATCGCTTCGGGCTATGCAGCGAATATCGCCATGGGCGATATCGTTCAGCTCGTTGACGGTGGTTCTGCCACGACCATTCAGAAGCAGTCCGGCACTGGTGACGCCACCACCGCCATTGACATGGTAGGCGTCTTTGTTGGTTGTTCTTATACGGACCCCAACACTAATCAAGTCGTTTACAGCCAGCTGTGGCCGACTGGTACTGTCGCGTCTGACGCGATGGCCTTTGTCGTTGATGATCCTAGCGTTCTGTTCACCATCCAAGCTGATGGCGCTCCGAGCAACACGGGTGACGTTTACGGCAAAAACGCGCTCTTGGTTCAGACTGCACCGAATACTTCTCTGAAGATTTCGCGTGTTTCTCTGGACATCTCGACTCTTGCTACCACCGCAACGTATCCGATCCGCGTGATCGACTATCTCGGCGGCGACAAGGGTGACGAGAAGGGTACGTCCTATCCGATTCTGGTGTGTAAGTTCAATTACCACCAGCATACGTCCACCACTGGCTCTGCATAAGGAGGTTGAGATATGGCAATTTCTCGCGCACAACTCCTGAAGGAGCTTCTTCCGGGTCTGAATGCACTGTTCGGTCTTGAGTACAAAAAGTACGAAGACGAGCATGCAGAGGTTTACGAAACTGAAAACTCGGAGCGTAGCTTCGAGGAGGAAGTGAAGCTATCTGGCTTTGGGGCAGCGCCCGTCAAGCCTGAAGGCTCGGCAATCTCCTACGACAACGCGCAGGAGTCCTTCATCGCTCGCTACAACCATGAAACGGTTGCAATGGGCTTCTCCATCACTGAAGAAGCGATGGAAGACAACCTGTACGACTCGCTCTCGGCGCGTTACACCAAAGCACTTGCTCGTGCGATGGCGTACACCAAGCAGGTCAAGGCAGCTTCGCTGCTGAACACTGGCTTCACGACCTTCAATTCGGGGGACGGAACCACTCTGTTTAGCACGTCGCACCCGACCGTTGCTGGTGGCACAAACGCCAACCGTCTGTCGGTCGATGCAGACTTGAACGAGACCTCGCTTGAGCAGGCCGTTATTGACATCGCAGCGTTCAAAGACGAACGCGGCCTGTTGATTGCAGCTCGCCCTCGCAAGCTGATCGTTCCTCCGGCACTGATGTTCGTTGCTACCCGCCTGTTGCAGACTGAACTCCGCACTGGCACCGCAGACAACGACATCAACGCCCTCAAGTCGAACGGGTCGATCCCGGAAGGCTACCGTGTCAACCACTACCTGACCGACTCGGACGCCTTCTTCATCACCACCGATGTCCCGAATGGCATGAAGCACTTTGTGCGTACTGCCATGCAGACTGGTATGGATGGTGACTTCGACACGGGCAACGTCCGCTATAAGGCTCGTGAGCGTTATAGCTTCGGCGTGTCGGACCCGCTGGGCATCTACGGCTCGCCGGGTGCTTAACCCCCTACATACCTTCGGGTGTGTAGTGAAAGGTCCACTTCGGTGGGCCTTTCTTTTTTGTTCTACTCCGTGTACACTCTGCGCAGGGTAACATCAGCCACGCAGACAGGACGCCCGACCTGACGATGCACAGACTGCGCGGCGAATCCTTGTGCAAGGGGTAAGGCAATGGCCAACACGACCTTCTCGGGTCCGGTCCGTTCTCAGAACGGCTTTCAGACAATCTCGCAAAACACAACCACTGGCGCTCAAACCATCACCGGGTCATTCGGCTTTGGCATCGCAAACCCTGCTGGCGTCGGCATTACTGCCGGAACTGGCACGGTGTACGAAACTTCTGTTGCTCGCAACAACGGCATCGTGACCACCTCTATCATGATTGACCTGACTGGCCTGCAGTCTGGCGGCACGGCTGGCGACATCATTGGTACTAACGGTGCGGGCGTAGCTTACATTGCTCAGATCACGACCGCCGACAACGGCACCGTGTTCGGCGTTCGTATGACCTGCTATGAGCTTCCGGCTGGCGGCGACACCGACATCGACCTGTACTCGGCCACCGAAGGTACGGGCGTGGAGGATGTCGCGATCTCGACCCTGACTGAAACCCAGATCATCAACTCCGGCACTTTGGCTCTGGGATCGGCTGTCTTTGGTACCGATATCGCTGCCAACCAGTACCTGTATCTGGTTGGTCAAGGCACCTCGAATGCGGCCTACACTGCCGGACGTTTGCTGATCGAAATCTTCGGCTACGACGCCTAATAGGAGTCTCTCATGGACGACGTATATGTTCGATCTGGCCATCTGCACAGCAGTGGGTTTATCTACAAAGGGCGAGCTGCCGTAAAGGCTATCGATGTTGTAGGTAGCGCAACTGCTGGCATTTTGGAGCTATGGGACACGGATGTCGCCCCAACTGCCGCCACCTATGGCCGCAGCGGGACCACCGTGACTGTGGCAAGCACTGGCCACGGCCTCAAGACTGGCGATGTTGTCGGGATTTCCTACGAGGAAGATTCCGGCGTCATCGCCACTCCGGGGAACTACCCGATCACGGTCACTGATGCAAATACGTTTACCATCACTGACATCAACAGCGGTACAATTGCTACCTCTACAGTGTGCCGTTATGTCTCAACTGTAGTAGATGGAAACAATGCTCGATGGATGGCTACCTATCATACATCGGCTAGCGACATATTCTTTAACGGGTTCACAATCCCCGGCAACGGATTGTTGGCTCGGATTAGCATTTATGTTTATGCCGATGAGCTTGCCTCAATAAATATCTACTACGGATGATCCCATGGCAAAGACGCCCGCATGGACCCGCAAGGAAGGTAAGGACCCGAAAGGGGGCCTGAACGCCAAGGGGAGGGCGTCAGCCAAGGCTCAGGGCATGAACCTCAAGCCTCCAGCACCAAGCCCCAAGACCAAGGAAGACAAGGGTCGTAGGGCTTCCTTCTGCGCCCGCATGAGCGGCATGAAGAAGAAGCTCACGAGCGAGAAGACCAAACGCGATCCTAACAGTCGCATCAACAAAAGCCTTCGGGCTTGGAACTGCTGACATGCCGCTGAACGCCAAAGGCAAGAAGATCAAGGTTGCGATGGCCAAGCAGTATGGCAAGAAGAAGGGCGAGCAGATTTTTTATGCCGCAGAGAACAAAGGCTCTATCAAGGGTGTAGCTAAGAAGGCAAAGAAATGACAATCAGTCGCGCCAGCATGGGCAAGCAAATTGTTAGCTCTCCAAGTAAGCCCGTAAAAATGAAGGGCGGCGGCGGCGTTGGCAAGGGCCGCGAAGAGAAAGCTTTGGAGACTATCGGAGCAATTAGACGAGGTGCCGGAGGCATTCCTGTCTATGTCGCTGAAGGAAATGTCGATGTTGGCATGAAAAAGAAAGCCAGCGGCGGCATAATCAATAGCCGTGGGGATGGCATGGCGTCTCGCGGTTTCACGCGTGGTCGCATGCTCTAAAGGAGATACATCATGAGAAAAGCACCAACACAATCCGAACGGAAGAAAATGATGGCTGCGCAGGCGCAGGCAGAGGTAGCGGCTGGCAAGCGCCCCCCTCCGCCTCCCAGCGTGGGCGGTGGTCGTAAACCTATTCCCATGCCTTTCAATCCAAAGCGGCCCATGCCGAAGCCCAGCATGGACGCACCCGGCTCTGCAATCGGTAGCATGACTGGCACTCGTCCCGGTGGCAAAGGTGGGGCAGGCCCCGTCGCTCAAGCCGCTGCTGCTCAACAAGCCGCTGGCGGTAAGGGTGGGCCGCGTCCCATGGGTCCGGGACAAGTTGCTCAGATGGCACAGCTTGCCGATATGGCTGGAATGCAGCGCATGAAGGGTGGCGGCTATCTCAAGAAGAACATCGATGGCAAGGCATCTAAGGGCAAGACTAAAGGTCGCAATTGCTAAGGTGAATCATGGGCCGCACGAACGAAAAGTTGTGGGAACAGTCTAAGGCGCAAGCCAAGGCTAAGATGGGCGGAAAACACTCTGCCCGTGCCATGCAACTTGCCGGGAAAATCTACAAAGAAAAGGGCGGTGGATATACCGGAGAGAAGACTGCGGATCAGAAGTCCTTGTCCAAGTGGGGCAAGGAGGACTGGGGGACCAAGAGCGGTAAAAACTCTACTCTTGGTCCCAAAGCAACCGGAGAACGATATCTTCCAAAAAAGGCTCGTGCGGCTTTAACTACATCTGAGTATGCTGCAACTACGAAGGCAAAGCGAAAAGGCACAAAGGCTGGAAAGCAGTTTGTTGCACAACCAAAGACAATTGCTGCCAAGACAGCAAAGTTTAGGAAATAGACATGGCGTTTTTGCAGTCCAATATACCGCAGTTCAAGTGCTGGGTAAGGCGCGAGTACACCCACAACCATGACAAATATCATGGTGAGTTTATCCATGCCATGGCCATTGCTGTCACGACCATCCCGAAGAGGTGTTTGTCTTTCCAAATGCTTTTCACGGGGGCCGAAACTTACGACACGGACGAGCCAAACGTGCATGGTGGTGCCATGTGGGCCAGAATGCCAATCACTGCGCTTGTTGGGGATACGCCCCTTGAAGAGTGGCCTGAGCCTATGCCCGTGTGGGCAGCGCAGCCTTGGGACTGTGCGTCTACCACGCATAGCGTCTATGTGCTGGAGCGTTGCTCTCCATCACCGTGGATGGCTAAGATTGATGGAAAGATGTATCCAGCAAAGTACTATTTCACAGTTGACTACACGGACTCAGAAATAGCTGACGATCCCGCACAACACAAACAAGCTCATGTGCTTGAGTTGTTAGATGCAGGGAAATGGACGGGCAACATCGTTGCACTACCGAATAATCGCGTTAGAGTGTCTCACCCTGCGTGGTTTGAAATGGGAGAGGGCGCTCCCGATTTTCGACCCTCTCAGCATGTTCACTACAGCAAGTCTGACTTGGATTATACGCTGGATGTGAATCAAGTCTTCAACAACCTTTATAGGCAGGAGTCTCACAATGAAGATGAAAACTAAAGGCTATGCCGCAGGCGGCAAGATGAAAACCAAAG